CATTTAGCCATTCAAACTTTACAAGATTACAAGATATATTAAACAAACAAAAATAAATAAATAAGATGAAACTTAAAAAATTCGCATACGATACTACTGGATTGCCAGCAGTCGTAAATGACCAATCACTTGAACTATTAGTGCGTTCATTCTATGAAGGCAAAACTGGTTCAACTTTCGCAAAACAAACTGGTATTAAATCTACTTCAGATTTACATTACATCACAACAGAATTGTTCTATCAAGCAGATACTGGATGCTCATTCGATGCATCAGGTAAAACTAACTTTAGCAAAAGAACTATTTCAGTTGGTAAAATCAAAGTTCAGCAAGAATTTTGTGCTAAACAATTGGAAGGATTTTGGACAGAAAGAGCATTGCGTCCAGGTACCATGTATGACTACATTGCATTTGAGCAAGACTTCACCAACTACCTTGTAGGTTTGTTAACAGAAGCAAAAGAAACTGCATTATGGCAATCAGCAATCGGTGGTTCAGGTGGTTCTAACTTAACCCAATTTGATGGATTTAACAAAATCATTTTAGATGCAAGTGCAACTACTTTGAATGGTAACCCAACGGGTATTACTACTGGTACTGGTATTACAAGTGCAAATGTTATTTCTATATTTGATGGCATGTGGGCTGTATTACCTGCAAAACTAAAAGGTAAATCAGATTTGCAATTCTTTGTAGGTGGTGACATATTTGACAAATTGATTCTTGCATTAAAACAAGCCAACTTGTTTTACTACGATGGTGTAAACGGAAGTGCTTACCAAAGTCAAGAATTAATACTACCTGGAACGGGCATCAAAGTTGTTGCTTACTTCGGTTTGGACGGAACAAACAGAATCCATTTAGGTCGCACATCTAACTTTGTTATTGGAACAGATTTGGAATCTGATGAAGACATGTTCAACATTAGAGAAAATCCAATTTCTTTGACAATGATGTTGGATATCCACTTCAAACTTGGTTGCCAAGTGAAATTCCCGAATGAGATTGTAACCTTTAAATTAGTATAATCATGCCTTGTTTACTATCAACTGGATTCACATTGGACTGCCGAGATAGTATTGGTGGAGTCGATGAAGTATACATCGGTGAATTGGAGTATTTAAACACTTCTACATTTGCCGTATCTGCAGGTGCAGTAACTACAATGGCCATGACGGGTGGAAAGAAATTCTACAAGTATGAATTGCGTAGAAATACTGCAGAAGCGAAGGCAGACAACGCAGGTGAAGTAACTGCAGGTAGTGGTTACATTATGCAATCTGTAAGTATTCAATTGGACAAGTTTGATGTTGCTAAAAGAAATGAAATTCGTGTACTTGCACAGAAGCCATTAATTTTTATTGTAAAAGATAAGAATGACTTGTATAGTGTGTTTGGTGCATACAATGGATTGGATTTGTCAACGGGAACTGCAGGAACGGGTAAAAGTGCAAATGACCTAAACGGGTTTATGTTGACTTTTACGGGTGAAGAAAGAACCTACCCATTGGGTGTTTCATCTGCAATTGTTACAACATTGATATAACAAATAAAACTATAAAATTAAAGGGAATCTTCGGGTTCCCTTTTTTTTGTATTTACATTATCTTTTAATATATTATTAGTGTATGATTAGATTAAATTTTGGTAGTAATGTAGTTGTTGTAACCTTGTCTGAAAAGATAAGTATTGCATCACCTAACTATTTATTTGAATTTATTAATAATCAAACACAACAAAAATATTATTGCATACAAAGTGACACAAGTCTATATCCTGACCGATATAATAAGTTTAATATAGTGGTTAAGACTACTACACCTACACCTTTAAGTGGGGAAATTAAGATACCATTGGGTGATGAATACACCTACAATATTTATGAGCAAGTTAGTTCAACTAATTTGAACCCTGCATTATCTGGATCCATAGTTGAAAATGGACTAATGACATACGATAAAACAATTACTTCAAGGGTAGAATTTGTTTCTACTCAAACAGAAAGAAAAGCATATGAACCAAACTGATAATAAAAAGAACTACGCATTTAGCAAGTTCCCATTGTATGCCAATGAAACACCAGTATTCAGGAAACAACCTAATTCTGTATATGTTCCATATGGCAAGAACAATGACTATAGTGATTACTTAAGTTACCTATACAATAATAGTGGTATTCATGGAGCAATTATCAAAGGTAAGGCAACCTATATTTTTGGCAAAGGTTTTAAAATTCGTGCCGATTGGAATGGTGATAAGGTAGGTTTACAAAAGACTTTAAATAGCATTAATAGTTCACAGACTGCAGATGAACTTGCAAGGAAGAAAATCTTTGAACGCACACTTTATGGTGGTTGTGCATACCTTATAGAGTGGGATGTATTTGGGAATATTAAATCAGTTAAATTACAACCATTTAATACTATAAGAACCAATGCTGAAAAGTCAGAATTTTACATTAGTAAGGAATGGACAAGGGAACAATCGGTTAATGCTAAATGGAAGAAGTCAAATGGTAAACTACCTGAAGATGCAGTCACATTACCTGTATTTAACCCACTAAAAAGGGAAGGTAAACAGATTTTATATCTTATTGATGACAACCCTGCATCAGATATTTACCCATTACCAGAGTATAATAGTGGTGCAACTCCAATTGAAACAGATATTGAATGTAATTTCTTCCAATTAAACAATGTAAAAACTGGGTTTTCTGCAGGTACAATGGTAACATTCTTTAATGGAACGGCCATAAATGAAGAAGAACAACTTGAAATTGAACATGGTTTTAAAACTAAATCAAGTGGATCCGACAATGCAGGTGAAATACTTTTGAATTTTCAGAATCCAAACACAACTGCACCCGTTATTAGCCCATTAAGAAGTAACGAATTAGATAAGCAATACGAACAATTAAGTAAAGATACAATTAATAAAATACTTTATTCACATCGTGTAAGTAATGGATTATTGTTTGGGATTAAAACTCCAGGAGAATTAGGTGGTGGCCGTTCTGAATTTGATTTAAGTTGGGAACACTTTTCAAACACCTATGTAAAGCCAAAACAACAAGAAGAAGAAGAAGACATGAACTACATTCTGTCTTTGTATGGTTTTGTAGGTAACCCAGTAGAACTAACTACTCTGGATCCTATAGGTATTGAATTAACAAGTGACATTATAAGTAGGACAATAGATGCAGATTCATTTGCCGACATGGTGTATATGAGATTAGGAATAGAGAAACCAAACCTTGTTAAGAAAGATGACATATTAACTACAATTAATAGTGCATCACCTTTAGTTGCGAATAAGATTCTTGATAGTTTAACAACTAATGAGATTAGAAGTATTATAAACTTACAACCAATTGTCGGTGGTGATACTACAATTTCAACCCCAAGTGCATTTAGTAAAGAAGAAGATTTTATCCTAAATAAGTTTTTAGAAATTGGCGAACCTGCAGAGAATTATGAAATTATAAAACAATGTTTTGTTTATAGTGATGCAGATAAATTTGCAGTTGAAGATGACCAAAAGATTTTAGATGAAATCAAGAAAGGCAAGACTTATAAGATTAGTGATTTAGCAAAGAAGTTAAAGATTAGCGAAAGTGAAATATACAAGTCTTTAGAAAGGTTAAATAAAAGTAACACTTTATTTGTAGACTATGGTGAGGCCAATGGTGAAATTACCATTACTCCAAAAGAAATTCAAGAACCACCTAAACAAGAAGTAGGCCTTGAAACAAAGTGGAGATATACAACTAATTTAACACCAAAGTTATTGAAAGATGACAAAGGGAACTATACAAGTAGAAAGTTTTGTATAGATATGATTAATGCAAATCAACTTTATACAAGACAACAAATAGATGGTTTACAAAATGAAGCAAATACAAAAGGGTACAACGAAGATGTATGGAAGTATAAGGGTGGATGGCAGACTATCAAGGGTACAATTATTCATATACCTTCTTGTAGGCATTTTTGGGAAAGCGTGTTAGTTAGAAAGAAAAAATAATCATGAGTTTAAAACCACTATTCGTATCAACTGCGACCATTAAAAAATATGGTGTTATTGAAAATAATGTTGATGACAAATTAATTGCACAAACTATTATAATGGTGCAAGATTTACAATTGCAACAGATTATAGGAAGTGATTTGTACAATGAAATTGCCGACCAAATAAATGCTTCAAGTTTGACTATTTTAAACCAAACATTGTTAGATGAATACATTAGAGATTTTATTATCAATGCTACAATTAGTGATGGTGCAATTATCTTTAACTATCGGTTCAGTAATAAGGGTGTAGTAACTCAAAATAGCGACAATCAACAACCAGTAAGCCAAAGGGAATTAGAATTAATAGAACAGAAGTGGGGCAGGATGGCAGACTTCTATGCTAAACGATTAAGTGGTTACCTGGAAGAGAATGGCACCGACTATCCGTTGTGGTTGAATGGTAATAACAAGGCACAAGATGTACAAGGTCGCAGAGCAATGTATCAAAGTGGTTTTTATTTAGGTTCAAAAAGAAGAAATAATAATGAAAGAAAATACTGGCCATATTGTAAAGATTGCTAACAAGAAAATCACCAAAAAGAACTTGCAAAAGTTAATGATTTACATAGAAAAAAAAACTAAATGATAACCAAGAATATCTTATATCAATACTTTAAAGATTTTGCAGACAACCATTTGCAGATAAAAGACTTTGGGTATGGTGATTTGTGGGAAATTAGTAGTAGTCAGGCTACACAATATCCATTATTCTGGGTAAGCCCTCAACCAAGTAATATAAGTGGTAATGAAATTAGTTATAACTTTAACATCTTAATTGGTGATAGGTTAGAAGATGGTGATGGAAATAAAGTAGAAGTAGAAAGTGATACATTACAGATAGGTTTAGACCTTTTGGCTACCCTTAATTTACATACAGAATTAGACCTTGAAAAAAGTAATACATTAACACCATTCATACACGATTTTAAGGACAGAATTGCAGGTCATTTAATAACCTTAAGTGTTATGGCACCATTCAACTACAACGAATGTGCAGTGCCTACAACGGGTACACCACAACCACCTGCAAGTTCATGCCCAAGTGCATTCATAACAATAAACGGAGTTAATTACGGAAGTGTAGGTAGTGGTAATACTGAAGACATTGCAGTTTTGGACGGCAATGGTAATCAAGTTGGTTCATTGGTGAGTGGCAATTGGGTGGTTACATCTTCATGTCCAAATGCAACTGCAGTATTAAAGAACTCTTTAGGTACAACCTTATCAACTACAAGTATACCAAGTAATTCAAGTGCTAACATAGTTGCACCTGATTCTACAATAACAATAAATTCGGCATCTTTCTTAACTAATCCTGCAGGTGTTAACCCTAATATTTTAGTAAAGGACGGAACGGGAACGCAAGTAGGAAGTAAAGTAGGAAGTGAGTGGATTGTGCCAACATCACCCGTATACATGACTGCAACGGGTGGAACAATTACTACTGATGGGGATTATAAGATACATACTTTTAATAGTAGTGGGGATTTTGAGGTTATTACTTTAGGAAGTGGTAAAATAGATTTTATGCTTATCGCAGGTGGAGGTGCAGGTGGCCGATGTCCAACAAATCACTCTGCAGGTGGTGGTGGTGCAGGTGGTTTAATTTATGCAGTCAATCAATCTATTACTTTAGGGGTTAAACCAATAGTAATTGGAAATGGGGGTGCATCACAAACAATAGATACAAAAGGTAACAACGGCCAAGATTCTACATTTATAGGGAACACTGCAATCGGTGGTGGTGGTGGAGGAAGTACAACAACTGGCGCAGTAGGAAATGGAGGTTCAGGTGGTGGAGGTGCATACATTTGTTCTGCAGGTAGTGGAACTGCAGGTCAAGGTTTTGGAGGTGGTGCATATATTGGCGCAAATGCAGGATGTGGTGGTGGTGGCGCAGGTTCGTTAGGTATATCTGCTACAAGTAATAATGGTGGGAATGGTGGTTATGGCCGACAAACTTATATCAAAGGTACAAATGATTATTTTGCAGGTGGTGGTGGTGGTGGGCCTTACTCTTCGGGTTCAATAGGTTTAGGTGGTAATGGTGGTGGTGGTAATGGTGGT